GTGACTATTCCGCCGCGAGCAACACGGGCTACTATTCCGCCGCGACCAACACGGGCAACTGTTCCGCCGCGACCAACACGGGCAATTGTTCCATTGCTGTCGCGTGGGGCGCAAAAAGCAAAGCCCGGGCGGCGCTTGGGTCGTATATCGTGGTCGCGGAGTACGACGAGAGCGGCGATTTCATCGGCGCAAAAATGGGGAAAGTCGACGGCAAACGCCTTAAAGCGAATGTTTACTACACGCTTTGCAACGGCAAGTTTGTCAAGGCAGAGGAGGACTAAATGACTTTTAAGGAACTCAGAAAGAGAAAATACCGCACGGCGGAAGAGTTCGCCAATGCGCTTGGCACTACGACGGCGCGTGTGCAGGGTTGGGAGAGTGGGGGAGTCATCCCAACGCTTTGGCTGCGGCACGTAGCGCGCAGGCTGGGCATAGGGCTGACCACTCTGCTGGATGTTTACAAGGAGCAGGAAAGATGACGCACGCCGCGCTTATGGATTTGCCCTTAATCCGTATTAAAGATATTCAGCAAGCCTTTGGAATGTCGTACGACGCGGCGGCGCGGTTTATCCGCTCTGTCAAAGCGCACAGCGATGTGCTTGGTATTCGCGGGTGTATCGCTCATCAGGATTATGTCAAGTACATCACCCGTGAGGTGGCGAGATGAAGATTGCACCGTGTAAAGATTGTCCGAACCGCACCGTCGGTTGTCACGCCGTGTGCGCGGAGTACCAGTCGTTTGTTGTCGAACGCGCGGAGTTCCTGCGCCGACGCAATCTTGAAATCAGTGTTGAGCGCGCCAAGAGAGGCGCGAGGGCAGACAAGGAAAACTACTGCTGCCGATAGGGAGAGGATATGAACAACGACATCTACAATGAAGAACCGTATGAGGTTTGCGCAGAATGCGGGGTTGAATTTTTCGAGAATGACATCGAGCACCTCGCTATCTATTTCGGCGAACACGAAGTCGCAGAGGACGGACGCGAATACGTAAAAGGCTATTGCGCCGACTGTGCGCGCCAACTTGCCAAAGACCACGGGCTTGACCTTTCTGACGCGGCCGCGCGCCTGTTTGAGGACGAGGGCGACAAAATCGCAAACAGCGTTATTCCGTTCCTTTATACCTACGACGAACTTATGGCGCTTGTCCGCAAAGACATTGCCGAGCGCCGTCTCGCAGGCTATATGCCCGATGTGAAAAAAATCGACGACGCACTTTATAAGTTTTGCAAAGACGACGACACATTTTTTGTCGAATACATCGAGAAACTCAACAAGGGAGAGAAAAAATGAACATCAAATTCAGAAATCTTCGCGCGGACGAAATCGAGTGCCGCGTGGGCACAATAAACGACAAGGGCTTCACGCTTTTGCTCTATAAAGACGCGCGGTGCGATATGAATATCCTCGACGAGACGGGTGTGATATGGACGCGGCGGCATTATGAGTGCAAGGGCAATTTGTTCTGCGAAGTCGGCATTTACGACGAAATACTTAAACAGTTTATTTACCGCTCCGACTGCGGCACAGAATCCAATACCAAAAAGGAAAAGGGCGAGGCGTCCGACTCTTTCAAGCGCGCTTGCGTCAACTGGGGTATCGGGCGCGAGTTGTACACCTCTCCGTTTATCTACATCAAAGGTAATGTCAAGCAGCACGAGAAAACCGGGAAGTATGTGCCGACTTTCAAGTCTATAAAAGTCGTCGAAATCGGGTATTCCGATGACGGCAAACGCATAACCCGACTTGTCATCTCCGGCGACGGCGACATCATCTTCGAGCACGGGCGCAAGAGCGCGCAGAGCGTACAGGGTGCAACGCAAGCCGAACCCGCCGCCGACAGGGCGGAGAAGCCCGAACCGGCGCGAGAAACGCGTCACAGCACGCCGATGACCATTGAGGAAGCCCGTGAGCGGCAGACCAAAAACGGCAAACGCTTTGCCGACCTTCCCGCCGACCAACTGCAATGGATAGTCGACAACGCAAAGAACGCTGAGAGCCGCGAAGCCGCGAAGCTCGTCCTTGACGACCGCGCCTTTGAGGACTTGACTCCATACGATGACGGCGAACTGCCGTTTTGAGGTGGGCTATGAACCTGGCGGCGACCTTTGAAAAAATACTCTATCGCGGAGACGGCTCGGCGGAAATCACATTTTCCACCATTGACCGCACCGAAGCGGAGAAATTGCAGGGAATGTCCGAGGGACTTTTGTCTCTCAAGATAGAACCGCACAAAGAAAAGAGGACATACAGAGCTAACGCCTATTTTTGGACACTTGCCAACGCACTGGCGAATAAACTCTCCGTCCGCGGCTCAAAGCCCGTGAGCGCGGAAATGGTGTATCTGCAGTATGTCCGCGACTTCGGGCGGAGCGACCTTTACTATATGCGCACCGAAGCCGTGGAGACGTTCTGTGCGGCGTGGCGGCGGCAGGGTATGGGGTGGATAGCGATACCCCAAATAACGAACGGAAAAAAGGGTATGACCGAGGTGCAAGTCTTTTACGGCTCGTCGGTTTACACAAAGGAAGAAATGGCGCGGCTCATCGAAGCCGTCGTCGAGGACTGCAAAGAGCAAGGGATAGAAACCCGAACACCCGAAGAAATCGCGGATATGCTCTCGCTTATGGAGGACAAATGATTATCGTTTGCGACACGCGCCAACAGGCGGGAAAACACGACCTTAAAGAGCGGTACTTTGCCGAACTCGGCATTCAAACGCTCCGCTCAAAACTCATTGTCGGAGACTATGCGCGGCTTGACAATCAGACTGTCGCAATAGACACGAAGAAAGACATACTGGAACTCGCGGGCAACATCTGCGGCGGGCAACACGAGCGTTTTCGGAATGAGTGCACGCTTGCGCAGAAGTGTGGCATAAGGCTCGTCGTGCTTGTCGAGGAAGAGCCCCCGCACGGTGATGTGGGTTTGTGGCAAGCACCAAAGACGAAGCAAGGAAAGTTGCTTTCGCAAGTCAAAGGCGGCGTGCTTAAAAAGGCTATGGCAACTATGACCGAACGCTACGGCGTGGAGTTTGAGTTTGTGGCAAAGGAACAGGCGCCCGTTCGCATAATTGAACTCTTGGAGGAGACAGGACGATGACAGACAAAGACCTTGCATATCTCAAAAGACTGCGTGTCCGTATGGACGACATTTCGGACGCGTTCGAGCGCGCCGTGTTTTTCCGCGTGTGCGCCGGGTTGCAATTGTACAAACAGGGCAGAGCCGCGTCAAAGTATGTTACAAAAACCGAGATTTTAGAATACTTGGTGGGGCGAGGGTTTATGAAGCGCACGGCGGCGGGGAAACTGCCCGATGACCGCCGAGTGCGCGAAGCGGCGCGGGAACTGTTGAAATGCGGCTTCCCGATTATGGCGACTTCGGCAGAAAAGGGATATTTCATCGCGGAGCGCACGGAGGAAATCGACCTCCCGCAAAGGCAGAATCACGACCGTGCCGTCGCTATTCTTGCGGTGGACAAGGGCTACGAGAAAGTGCGGGCGTTGCTGTTGGGGCAACAGTCAATATTCGGGTGAGGCAGGGTATGGCAGAAAAACGCTTTTACTGGATAAAACTGAAAGACACCTTTATGACCTCGGACGCGGTGGACTTCCTTATGGGACAAAAAAACGGTGCGGAATATGTGGTGCTTTATCAAATGCTTTGCCTGCGCACTATCAACACCGACGGCGTTTTGGCGCGGCAAATCGGCGAAATTATCATTCCTTATGACGCACAAAAGATACAGCGCGACTGCAAGTACTTCACGCTCGACACGGTTATCGTCGCGTTGGAACTGTACAAAAAACTCGGTCTTGTGTACGAGCAACAAGACGGTCACTTGAAAATAACGAACTTTGAGAACCTTATCGGAAGCGAGAGTGGTGGTCGAGGAGGCTCTAACGAAGGGTTGCCTTCTACGCAAGCTAAATCAAACGCAGAAAGACAAAGAGCGTTTAGAGCTAAAATCACCTGCGGTCAACACCAGCATGTTCCGAGCATAGATCAACACATGAACAATAAACGGTACGGCGGGAACTACTACATCGTGATGCGCCGCGATAACTTCAAGTGCACTATGTGTGGTAGCATTGAAAATCTTTGCGTCCATCACATAGATGGGTACAACGAAACTAAACCCGAAAACAACGCTGAAAATAAAATGTTGGTCTTGTGCCGAGAATGCCACAGTCAAGTTCACGCTGGACGGCAAATCCCCTCCAACATTTTAGAGGAAATAGGTTATGGAGTAACGCAAAAGCGTAACGTAACGGACGGGTGTAACGTAACGAGTAACGTAACTGTAACGACAGAGATAGAGAAAGAGATAGAGAGAGATAGTTTGTTAATAATATCTCTCAAAGATAGATTCAGGCGCGCGGGCGTGTACACGGGAGCGTTTGACGAGGTGATTGATGAGGTCTTGACCGTTTTGGGTGAAGCGACTTTGTTGCCGAGACCTCTCAAATTCAGCGGCGTGACGTACACAGGTGAGGACTTTCGGCGAATTGCCGACACGCTGACCGTCGAGGACTTGTGCCGCATTGTTAACACGCTTATAGGGCACAAGGACGAAATCGAGGACGCTCGGTATTACATACTTGGAGTGATTGCAAATATAGCGGGAGAGAGAAGATGAGCAAATCTACGGCAAATACGCTTTTACAGCACCTTGTAGCCGAGTTGACGAAACTATGGCGCGGGGAGAAAAGCGAAATCAAAACGGCACAACAGGCGTATGAGATATGCGCCGAGATAGTAAAGGAGGCAGAGGAACAATGAGAGAAATTTTGTTTCGCGGAAAGCGGCAAGATAACGGCGAATGGATTGAGGGGTGCTTGCTCCGCGTTTATGAGCGCGTATGCAGAGGAGTTTACCAACCGCGCGAGTATGCTATTCAGTCTGCCGAAGAATGGATTGCGCCGCCTTTGGTGGTTGCCGAAACCGTCGGGCAGTTCACGGGCTTGACCGACAAGAATGGCAAGCGTATTTTCGAGGGGGATATTTGCAAAACTTATTTTGAGAGTTATACACACAGCTGGGAAGAAGTTGGGGTGGTTACGGAGTTCTGTGGAGCGTATGGAATTGAGAGTGCAGAAGGAAAGCATTTTCGTGCATTTATAAACCAATCAGTTTATACACGTTCACACGAAGTCATCGGAACAATCTACGACAATCCCGAACTTTTGGAGGACGAGCAATGAGAGTGCGTAAAAAGGGTTTTGACTTTGGCTATCTACACAGCGAGGACAAATTCCACCGCGGTGGGAAGTCAACGAAGAAAGGCGACAGGATTTGGCAACGCATTATGCGACGAAAATTAAATCGAGAAGCCGAGAAAATCGTGAGAGAACAGGAGGACTGAACTATGGACGAGAGAATATTAGACGCGACCTGCGGCGCACGCTCAATATGGTTTGACAGGAATAACCCTGACTGCGTGTTTGTTGACAATCGCGTGGAGAACAATACAAAGATATGGCAGTCAAAGACAACGGGTAAGGAAAGGTTTATAACCGTCAATCCCGATGTGGTGGCCGACTTTACAGACTTGCCGTTCCCCGATAATACTTTTTATCTTGTGGTATTCGACCCACCGCACTTGTTGAAAGTGGGTGAAAACGCTTGGCTTAAAAAGAAATATGGGAAACTCCCCGAAGATTGGCCGAGGCTCATACACGACGGATTTTGGGAGTGTATGCGGGTACTGAAACCGAATGGCACGCTTGTTTTCAAATGGAACGAAATCGACATCACGGTGAAAGAAATAATCGCCGCGATAGGCAAAGAGCCACTGTTCGGGCATAAGAGCGGCAAACAGTCGAAAACTCATTGGCTGTGCTTTATGAAGGAGGATAGATAATGCGAGAGATACTTTTCAGAGGCAAAAGAGTAGAAAACGGCGAGTGGGTGTTCGGCTCTTATGCGTTTGAGCCGAAGCGCAAGGGGGCGTTTGGGCAGACTATAAGCGACCTTGACCACGAAAGACATTACATTGTGTCTAAAAAAAATTACGAATATTGGGAGGTTACCCCCGAAACCGTTGGCGACTACACGGGTTTGAAAGACAAAAACGGCAGGCGCATTTTCGAGGGAGACATTGTGGAACTTCATGACCGCAATTACGACATAAAATGGCGTGCGGCTGTCGAGTTCGGAAACCCTAATGGGAATTACAGTTGGGGGTGGCAATTAAACCCTATCGAAAAGGCCGATATAAACACTGAGATATTGTGTTGGGTAGAAATGGAAGAATCGGGGGCATATTGCGAAGTCATCGGCACAATCTACGACAATCCCGAACTTTTGGAGGTGGAAGAATGAAAAAAGAAACCGAAGTTGGAAAAATCGGGTATTTGCTGTATTGTGACGGCACGCAATGTAAACGATGCCTCAACGCTTTTATTTGCCGCGAACTCAGAGGTCTGAATGAAAAAGACATCCAAGAAATTTGCGACAACTTTGAGATGAAGATAATGAGGGCGTTGCCGCAGAATATGCGCGATTTTGCCGCAAAGTTTAAGAGCGGCGGGAACAAGGAGGAGTGAACTATGGACGAGAGGGAGAAGATAGCACAATTATTGTGTAAACAAACGGGTAGCAATGAAAACCGCGAGTGTGAAAGTTGTCCGTTTAATGGCTGTATAGCACAAAGGCAAGCCGACGCGCTCATCGCCGCGAACATTGGCGACGTGACGGCGTGGAAAGAGAGAGCGGAGAAACACCGCATTCAGGGTCTCCCTGACGGAACGATTAAACAGCTTTACAGCGACGAAGAAGTGGAGCAGATAGTCAAAGAACGTGATGAGTACAAGCACCGTGCAGAGGTCGCGGAACGGGCGTTGTTGCGGTTATGTGACGAAACAATGTGCGATATACGAATAATAATGTACCCTACTATCGGAAAGCAGGTGCGGGATAAACAGGAATTATATGACTATTGCATAGAGCAAGCCAAGTGCGAAATCGAGGAGGAGAAAGGGAAATGACAAAATGCGGAAAATCATTTATGCCTGAATGTGAATACTTTACCACGGGAGGTTGCGTGTCGCCGTTTAATTGCTTGTATAAAATAGAAAATGAAAGTGTTACAACAGCAACAAGTACGCCGTGTAATCTTTATCCGCTCGAAACAGACAAAGACAAGGAAATCTCCCGCCTGACCGCCGAGAACGCCGAACTGCGAGCAACACTTTCCAAAATGGAAACAGTTGAGAAAGAACTGCGAGCGAGATTGAAAAAGGCGGTGGAGTTGCCGTTTGAAAATTTAGACAAAGTTTTTATTCTTGCGGGAGAGTACACAAAGGCAAAACAATTTATTCCCGATAGGATTGTTGAAGGTACAATAGTTGGTTTCGGTTATGACATCTATGAATGGGCAGACGGCAATTATAAATTTAATTATCACGTTTTAGTGGACGAAAACAATTATATTTTCGCACTTGAACAATTTAACAAAACTTTGTTACGGCTGAAAGAGTTGCAGGGAGGGGAGAGATGATAAACCGCAAAATCAAAAAAGAAATAGAACGACTCAAAAATCGCGTGGAAGTCTTGGAATTTCTGCGCGAAAACCCGTCGGGGTTCGGTGTCTTTCACGCAGTCGAACAGAAGGAAATCCCCGTGTGGCTGGTAAGGGAATTTTACAAATGCGGCTCACATCTTCATCGTTACTATGAATGGGTGGTGCGATATGTGCGTTGCGGCGAAGTCAAACAAATCAACACGGGAGAGTTTGCGACCTCGGTGGAGGTCGAGGGCAATATTATTCGTTACTTGGACAAGGACGGCAAGTGTATCACGGAACAGAAATTCGACATCGAGAGGGAACGGCTTGTGTACATAGAAAGAGCCGAGAAAAGCGAGGAGGGCAAATAATGAAATCAGTCTTAATCAGCACACAACCTAAATGGTGCGAAAAAATTTGTCGCAAAATAGGCGAGGAGAACGGAATACCCGTTTACTTGAAGCCCGTGGAAGTGCGTAAATCTGCGCCGAAAGAAGTGCCGTTCAATGCGTATCTCTATTGCACAAACGGTCGATTTGACATAACCGACATTGACGACGTTACGAGCGAAAGCGTGCGCGTTGTGTCCGAGGGTAGGGGTAAGGTCATCGGCGAGTTTGTCTGTCGCGCTGTGGAAAAATATGATATTGACTTGGGCGGAGGTTATTACCGAATAAGCGATAAAGATTCTATTCAAACCTGTCTGGACCAAAATTTGCTTTTCAAATATGGGAACGGCAGAGACCTTTACGGCTGGCACATCTCCGCTCTCAAAATCTACGACACGCCGAGAGAGTTGGGCGAGTTTGTTTCGTGCAAATACTACAATGGCAACGAATGTACATTGGACAGGGGCTGCGTGTGCCCATACCAAAAACCCGATTGGAACCCCGATGGAAGCATAAACATTTTTAGCTGTGAGAAGAGGCTTACCCGTCCACCGCAGTCGTGGTGCTATGTGGAGGAGGTATGAACTATCTGGAAATTCCAGATAGTTGAAATAAAACAAACGGAGGACAACAATGATAAAAATCAAACAAAACGGAAATGGTGACACAAGAACGGCAAGAAAAGACATCGTTATCGACGATGTAATGGAGGCGTCGCAAGAACACGTAAAATCGGTTAGAGAGGCGTTGGAACATTGCGCAAAGACGATACAATTTCACGCAGAAAATCACGATATCACGAAATTCACCGCTGCTAAAATGTTCTACGACGATATGCGCAAAACGCTTGACGAGGGCGCAGACTTCACCAAAGGCGAATGGTATCAAATGCACATACGCGCAGAACGACACCACCCGATGAGTTACTGCCACGACGATATAAACCTTTTCGACATTTTGGAAATGGTGTGCGACTGCGTGTGCGCCGGTCTTGCTCGCAGCGGAGAAGTACGAGGAACTACAATATCAAACGAGATACTGCAAAAGGCAGTTAAGAACACGGCAAAACTCATAGAGGATAATTGTTTGACGGTTTAGGAGGCGACAATGATAACACTTAAAAACTTTTTGGAAAAGTTCGTAGGACACAACTCCGAGATAATTTTGTTCGACGAAGAAAAAGACTTTGAGAACAGACGAGAAGCAACGCGCAAAGGCGAACGCGATTATAAGTTAGAACGCTTGTGGTCGGGTATGGAGTGGCAAGCAACGGACAGCGAAATAGAATATTTCAAAAGACATCAAGATGTTGCGCCCTGTCCGTATATAAATTCGAGAGTTGTTAGGGTATTCCCTTACGACACAGATACAGTTCCGATTTTGGCAATCGAAATCGATGTAGATTGGGACGACTACGAAAAACAAGTTCAAGAGCGTGAGCAATTCTTAAAAAAATATTTTGGCGAAGGCAATAATGGCTTTTGCAACTGTGCAGAAGCAAAAGGAAGTAATCACAATGCTTGACATCTCAACTAAAATAGCAATCGCGGCAGAACGTGACGACAACGCAGACGCAATTATTTATGGACTGCGTACAGTAATCGGCGCACTCAAAGCCGATAAAAATTCCGACGAGAGGTAGCCTATGATACAGAGAGAGCGAAGATACAAAGACCCGCGCCTGAACGCCGCCGCGGAGGAGCTGTGGAGTTATCGGCAGAAGCAGTTTGAGATACGGCGGCTGAAAGCAAAGTCCGAGGAACTGCGCGACCGATACTCCGTAGGAGCGACCGCTTATGACGGCATACGGGTGCAAGGCGGGGCGCGGCACGACAAGCTCGTCCGGATTGCGGTTGAGTGGGCGGACTTGCAAAACGAAATCTTAGAGCGCACACGAGAAGCGGAGCACTTTTTGTGGGACATTGAAAGCCGCCTTAATGCGCTCCGCACGGTACAACGACAAGTGCTGGAGTTGTACTACATAAAGGGCTACTCGGTCGTCAAGATAGCCGATATGCTCGGATACTCCGACGAGGGAATAAAGACGATAAAGTATCAGGCGCTGAAAGCCTACGCTTATGTCGAAGAAACCGCAAAGTTTACCCCTAATTACCCCTAAGCCGTGATAAAATGGTATCGTGGATATGCAGGAAACATTGTCACATATTGCATTTTTCTCTCCCCCTTAAGGCGCGGTCATCACGCCGCGCCCCCTCTTCGGAGGGCAGACGGAGAGCCACAATGAAACAATGCGCCGCCGCCGCTCGGCAATGAAAAAGTGACAAATGCGTCAAACAGGGGCAGGATAGGGGCGCAAAACGAAACCACAGCACGCTGTAAGCAGAATGGAGCGTGCACAGGATATCGCCCGTCGGAAACGGCGGGCTTTTTTATACCGCGAAACACAGGGAGCATTTATGGAAATTGTTGTCAAAGGCATTAACGAAATAAAGCCGTATAAGAACAATCCGAGAGTAAACGACAGCGCGGTGGACGCCGTTGCGAACTCAATTCGTGAGTTTGGCTGGCAACAGCCGTTGGTTATAGACCCTCGCACAAACGAGGTTGTTGTAGGGCACACGCGTCTTAAAGCTGCTCAAAAACTTGGAATGACAACGGTGCCGTGTGTTATGGCGGACGACCTCACGCCGGAGCAAATAAAAGCATACCGCCTTGCGGACAACAAAACTGCGGAGCTGGCGGAGTGGGACTTCGACTTGCTCGACGAGGAGCTGGGCGACATCGTCGATATCGACATGAGCGAGTTCGGGTTCGACTGTGAAATGGCTGGCGAAAGCGACGATGACTATGAAAAAAAGAAGGCAGAGTTCCGAGCGCGGATGGAGGCGGGCGAGCTGTCTGAAGACAGCGACGAGTATCAAGAGTTTTTGCAGAAGTTCGAGGCGAAGAAAACAACGGATGACTGTTACACGCCTGACAACATTTATGAGGTGGTCGCGGGCTATGTTGCGGAGCACTACGGAGTGAAAAAGACGGATTTTGTCCGTCCTTTTTATCCCGGGGGTGACTATCAAAAAGAAAACTACAAGCCCTCTTCAATCGTCGTAGACAATCCGCCGTTTTCGATAATCTCGGAGATTTGCAGGTGGTATACCAGCCACGACATCAAGTTCTTTATGTTTGCGCCCACCCTCACTTGTTTGGGCATAAGAGAGGCGCAGAAGGTCGTCACAGGCTCATCTATCGTGTACGAGAACGGGGCAAGCGTAAACACTTCGTTCGTAACGAACATGGACGACTACGAGATAAGAAGCGCGCCAGACCTTTATGAGAAGCTCGAAGAAGCGAATAAGGCGAACCTGCGCGCGAGGAAAAAAGAACTTCCGACGTACTATTATCCGCTCGAATGCGTGAGGCAAACAGACCTCGCGAAATTGAGCAAATACGGGCAGTTTTTCGGAGTGAAGAAAGAAGGGTGTCGGCGCATAGCGGAACTCGACAGCCAGAAAGAGCAAGGGAAGGCGATTTTCGGTAATGGCTATCTTATATCCGAACGAGCAGCCGCCGAACGAGCAGCCGCCGAACGAGCAGCCGCCGAACGAGCAGCCGCAACTACATGGGCGTTGTCGGAAAGAGAACGAGAAATAATCAAGTCGTTAAAATAGGCGAACATCAATAAAAGGCGGTGATACCATGCCTGATAAAGAGAAGAAAAAAATGGGACGCCCGCCCAAGCAGATAGACAAGGAGCAGTTTGAAAAGCTATGTGGTTTACAGTGTACGGAGGAGGAGATAGCCGGGTGGTTTAAGTGTTCCGTTGATACAGTGGAGCGGTGGTGCAAAAAAGAATACCAGATAACATTTGCGGAGGTTTACAGGAAAGCGTCCGCAGACGGCAAAATTACGCTTCGCCGATACCAGTTGCAATTGGCGAAAACAAATGGCAGCGTAGCTATCTGGTTGGGCAAAGTGTGGCTTGGGCAGCGCGAGACCGAGGGTGGGGCGGCATCTACGGACGACAGAGTAGTCATCAACCTTAACATAGCGGACTGCAAAGGCGGTGATGGCAATGGCGGCGAGTAATACAACCGTGCCTATCCAGTATGCGCCGCTGTTCGATGATGCTGTCACGGAAATCGTAGAGCCGTCGGGGAGGTGTTCGGCGAAGACGACATCGAACGAAATCCTTGCAATTGCTTTAATGTGCGCCAGCCGTAAAAACAATGTCTGGTATTGCAGAGCAGAGAAAGGGGACATCAGAGAAACGGTGTTCTCTTCTCTTATAGTGACCATCCAGCTTATGGGGTTAGAAAAGTTCTTTACATGGAGCTTGTCGCCGTTCACGGTCACTTGTACGCTTACAGGAGCCCGGTGCTATTTCAGCGGAATAAACGGCAAGACGGACGACGACATGACCGCGACGAAAGGCTTCACTCCGCAGGGCGGCACGCTTGCTCTGTGCGTTCTGGACGAGGCAGACCAAGTCAAGCATTACAACCACATCACGGCGTGGGAGAGCACGGCATATCGTTTTCTGCTCCCTCACGGAAAGCTCGTGTATGCTTACAACCCGCCGATGAACCGAAACCATTGGGCGTATCAATTCTTCGGGGACAAGGTCAAGAACGGTGCCACGAGGATATATGCGACGTGGGAAGACATCCGCGAACTTTTACCCGTCAAGACGATACAGCAGATAGAGAAGTTCAGGAAGGACGACCCGGAGTACTACCGTTACTGGTACTTGGGCGAACCCGTGAACTTCAAGGGGATGGTTTATCCGCAATTTGACCGCGCCAAGCAATGCAGGGACATTTTCAAGTTCTTTGCCGAGCGGGACGTCATCCGCGAGCTCATAATCGGCATAGACGAAGGCACGGCGTTCGACAGCACTTGCGCAACGGCTCTCGCGGTTATGCAGAGCGGTAGGGCGGTAGTGGTGGACTGCTTGGAGGTAGACCCGGTGCAGACGGGTCAAAAAGCCCCCACGGAAGCGAGCAGGGAACTTTATAAGTGGCTCACGCGGCTGCTTATGAATTTCCCGTTTTTGCAAATGGTGTCAAGACGATGGATATTCGAGTGTGCGGAGGGCGGACAGCAACTCAAATTGCAGTTCGAGCACGACTATCACGAGAACTGTTGCCTCGTGACACAGAAGTCCATACAAGGGGACATTAAACGAGTGAGAAGTATGCTGGCAGACGGCGTACTTTTCTTTTACAGCGTTCCCGGGAAGAACACGACGGAGCTGCTTATGGCGGACATCGAAAGCTATGTGTTCGACGAGAAGACGGGAATGCCGAAGAAACAGCAGCGTGACGACACGATAGACAGTTTGGAGTACGCGACCAAGCTCTACTATGATGTGCCGCTTGCTGTGATATAGGAGGTCTTATGGCAAACACGAATACAACGCCTACATACACGACGGCGGCGACGAGCCTTGCGTCCAGGCGAGCGTTCAGGCAATATTTCAAAGCGCGGTGGCAGAACATGCAGAACATCGTCAACGACACGGTGTTTTTTGCGCTTGTGCCGCCGCGATTTCTGACTTACTACCGCGCTTTCATTGAACAATGGCTGGACTGGGCGAGAGGTTTTGTTCCCCAGCTTCACCGCCAGGACTTCTTCTCCACGGGCATCGGGTACACGGTGTGCGACATCTTTGCCCGCGAATGTATGAGCGGCGGCTGGCGCATAGACAGCAAGGACGAGCAGACGGCGGAGTTTTTTGAGGAATACGCTACAAAAGGAGATTTCGAGAGCCTGTTCAACGAGATGTTCTTTCACGCCAACGCGGGAGGTAATGCGTTGCTTGCACTCACGCCTAACTGCGGCGGGGTGTATGCGTCTGTCTATCCCGTGAACCGTTGCATTTTTGACATCGGCAGAACGGGGGACATAACGCACGCGGAACTCTTCAACCGTTTTACGACTGCGGCAGAGCCTTACTACTCAATGGAAACCCGCATAATGATAAACGGCAAGGGGTACTACTTCGTGTCCTTGATGCAGGGGTCAAACAATGTCGTTTCGCCGACGTGGAGCAGGAAACAGAGTCTGCGCGAGGTGCCGAAGGAAATCCGCGCTCAATGGGAGTACTGTTACGGTGACATCAAACCGGGGCAATGGTATACGCTTCCGATTGCGATAGGCATCGGGCTGTACAATGTCAAGAACAAGAGCGTGGCGGTGGCGATAAGCGACTTGCCCGGATACAGCGACAGCACGCTGCATACCGCGCTCGACGTGCTGTATTCCATCGACTTCAACTACACCCAGCAGCAGATGGATATGTACTGGGGGCGTACGAGGATACTGCTTCCGAAAGAAATGCGTTCCCGAAACGTGCTCACGGGCTTTCCGCAGAACTTTACGCCGACAGCCGCAGACGGTGCGCCGCTGCCGCAGATGCACATTGCGCCGACCGTAGACAACCTCGACGACGCTTTCGACACGGCAGCACTCGGTGACGATGTGTACTGCAAGGTGGTTGACCAGAACAGCGTAGACGGCAAACCGATACAGCCCGAATTCATACAGCCCGATTTGCGCGGTGAGTCGCACAAGTACATACGTGACGCAGACCTTGAACTACTGGCGAGCAAGGTCGGTCTTTCGTCCTCGACGCTTGCAAATCACCTTTCCTACACGCAAAGCAAGACAGCGACGCAGGTCGTGGCAGAAATGGACACGACGGAGATCTCCGTCAACAACAAGCGCGCGCTTGCGTCGGTGGCGTTGAACGCGCTCCTCAAAGCCGTGGCGCGGTTTTACGGGCTTGTGGAGGACGTGCAGATCGTGTGGAACAAGTACGGCGTGAACACTCCGCAGGAAAACGCCACGCTTATGAGCGAATACCAGGCGAGGCTTATGACGAAGAGGGAGTACTTGAAACGCCGTTTCCCCGACCTCACGGACGACCAAGTGGACAAGTGGCTTGCAGAGCTGGCTGCAGAAGAACCGCCCATGCAAAACGCCTTTAACCTCGGAGGGTTTTAATGGCAGACGAACCGAGAGCGTTGCGCGAGGGATTGCGTGAACAGACGATAATCATCGAGGACACGACGGCGGAATTGAAGCGGCTGCTCAACCAGGCGGTGTTCGGCGGAATGCTTGAAGTGGAGTTCATCAAAAAGGCGGACAAGCTCATTCTTGACAGCACCGACGAGATGAAGGACGACACCCTGAAAGCAAGCGCACGGGCGATACTGCGACGGTTCGCGAGGACGCAGTTCAAAAAACTGCGGTCAGCCCTCATAGGAAACCGCGTAGGCTTTTCTTTCGCGGCGCTGGCGTTGGTCAAGAGGATTTACAATGCCGAGAGCGCAAAGGACAAGGAAACGGCTTACAGGGCGTTACAGCGTATCGAGCCGCAGTTCGCGGACGTGCAGATTACATTCGAGCCGGGCAGAGCGGGGACGTGGAGATGGGCTACGCCGCTTCGTATGTACTCCGAGGATTATATGAACGCCGTAGACCGCACCGCCGAAATGCTTGCTAAGGACAGCCCGAAAGACATTGACGGCTTGCCGCTCCGTTTGAAGTCCGAGATGTATGTCCGTTATCAATGGCAGCAGGAGAATATGCGAGAGCTTCGGGAGAGCGGCGTGAAGCTGGTATGGATAAGCTCACATGAGAACTGCTCCGAGCGTTGTGAGCCGTGGCAAGGACGGCTTTACAGTATGGACGGGACAAGCGGCGTGCGGGACGGGACGCGCTATGTGCCGATAGAGGAAGCGACAGACCGCTATTACACGACCAAAGCGGGAGTGACTTACAAAAACGGTACGCTGTCGGGGTTCAACTGTCGACATTACACGATACCGTACGCGGAAGACGGCGAACGTCCGCCGAAACTCACGGACGAGCGCATAGAGAAAGCGCGCGCGATAGAGCAGGAACAGCGGCGGCTCGAACGGCGCGTATATCACCTCAGGGAGAAGTATTACGCATTCAAAGACCAGAACGAAAGGCGTGCGCTGAACTATTACAGGCAGGCGGCGCAGGCAAAGCGGGATTATGTCCGTTTCTGCCGCGAAAACGAAGTGGTGTGGTATCCGTCGAGGATAAGAGTCAACCCGTAAAACAACGGCGCGCAAGCGTCATCGGCTCCGAGAAATCGGGGCTTTTTTAATGAAATCAAACAAGGAGGAAACCGCTATGGCGTTTTTCGATAAGTTCAAAAAATCCAACAAACAGGAGGAAGCAAAGCAAATGGCAAAAATCGACGAAGTTCTCCGCGCACTCGACGAGCTGTCGGAGGACGAGAAGCAGAAGGTCGCCGCGAAACTTGCGAACCCCGCAGACAAAGACGGGGACGGCAAGGAAAGCACGACCGAGCAAATCGAGAGCGCGGCAGAGCATATCGCCGAGAAAGGCGCGGACAAGCAGTCCGTGAAAGACCGAATCGATGAGAGCGTTGCCGCCCAGGAACGCGCGGAGGGGGACAAAGACGAACAGTCCGCAAAAGACCGCGTGGATGAAGCAATCGGCGAGGACGAACACCTTGCGGAGAAAGCGGAAGAGAAAGCCGCCGAACCCGCATACGACCCGCGCCCTGACATTGCGGCGATACGAGAGGAGCTCAAAAACCTGAAAGAGCTCGTGGTCAAATCGCAGCAGAACCCCGAACCCATCAAGAGCGACGAGATGAAATCCAAGCTCGACGACGCGGCGGCAATCTATCTCAACTAAAAAACACGGCAAGGAGGAAATGTAAATGCCTATCAACAACCCCGTTGCCACTTACGGCAACATCGAAGGGCTCATCAAAAACGTACTGATGGGCTCCGGAGCAACCCAGCAAGACCCCAACGGTCGTTTTTATGTTGACGGTCAGGCGGTCAATGTCGAGCTGTCCAGAGCAATCGCCGAGGCGATATATCTCGAAGAGCTGTTCCAGCCCGGCGTAAACTGCACCGCCGAATACACGCCCGACACTTCCGGTGCAGGCGCAGTGCGTATTCTGCTCGACACGCTGTTCCGTCCCTCGTCCCGCACGCTGTCCTACGGCGGCAGGAAAGGCACGCCCGGCAACAGCGGCGTGTTTGACGCCAATCCGCCCGTGATGCCTACTACGGATGAAATCCTGCTGTATCTCAACCAGGTCAACACGCAGGACATCATCTTCTCGGATCTCGCGAAAGAGTACATTCCGCTCAACATTATGACTTCGAAGATCAAAGGGTACGGTCAGTCCGTTGCACAGGACAGGACGGCGTCCACCCTTGCGGAAGTCATCGGCAACTGCATTTACCGCGCGCTCAACGACGGTCAGAACCTCGTCAGCGGTTTCGACGGTACGCAGGAAAACGCCTACGCAAACCTCATTTCGCAGCTCAACGCGCTGTTCACCAACGGCGACCCCATAACGGGCGCGATGCAGTTCCCCGTAGAGGGCAGGGTGATATTCCTCCGTCCCTCCGGCTACAACATCTTCAACCGCAACAGCGGCGTCATCCTGAACGGCTCGAACCTCGCGCAGGAAATGCTCCGCGATTTCGACCTGTCCAAGAATATGAGCGAGCGCAGGTACGTTTCCCAATACTACATTGGCGAGTTCGGCAGGCTTCACTTCTTCATCGTTCCCGACGCAATCTGGACGATGGCGGAGGCATACCTCGGTCTTGCGGCAGGCTCGCTCAAAGGCTTGCAGGGCGTTGCGTATTCCGCAAGCTCTCTCGCAGTCGGCAGAGCGGTTGACCTCGGCGTCAAGCTGCAGGACAGCAACCCGCCTTATCCGCGCGGCATAATGGCGCGTCCCGTCAACCTGTGGGGTCACGAGATGATAAGAAAAGGCTATCTCATCGGCGACAGCACGTTCACCCTCGACTACCTCGGCACCACGCTCAACATTCCGAACGACGCGAAGCTGTATCCCATCGCACCCGCAAACCTCGGCACCGTTCTTTTCGGCGAAAACAAAGCGGCGAGCGTCGACGTTCCCGTGTACGGCGAAGACGGCAGCGTCATCGGATTCAAGCGCGTTGCGAAGGGCCAGTATCCTTCCGGGGACAACTGGAAGAGCGGTATGCCTCATGTGGCTGATGTCGTGGCTTCTGTGCCCGGCGGCAGCTACACCAGCGCGCAGTCCGTCACTCTCACCTCGGCGACCAGCGGTGCGGACATCTACTACACCACGGACGGCACCACGCCCACGAAGGAGAGCACCAAGTACAGCACGGCGGTGTCCATCGCAAGCACCAGCACGCTGAAAGCAATCGCGGTGAAAGAGGGCTATGCGCCTTCCGACGTCACCACCGAAAGCTACACCATCACCAGCGGTTGATGAGTAACCGCACAGGGCAGGGGAAACCTTGCCCTTTTTGCCCTTTCCGAGTATTGGCGGTGCAACTCCGCCGAAGGGCACAAGGAGTGTATATGAAACCTTTCAACGACGAAATTATGACATACGACCTGAACGAGCACAAATATTACCTCACACCGGACGGCGTGAACGAGGCAATCGGAGTCAATCTCGACCTCGCTTTGAACAGCGGATTGAGCGGCAACCCGTTTGCGGTAAAGAACTTCCTCGAAAACATCACGGAAACGGTGTATGAGTACATCTACGAGGACAGCAGCTCCGAGGCGTATCTCGAATATCTGCTTGCGACATACGCGCCGCTCCGCGATGTGGTGCGGAAAATGCTGCTTGCGCAGGTTAAGTACGCCATTATAAACAACTTTGTGGACGAATTTTCGGGCGTCAACATAGCAAAAGGCTCGGCAATGGACGGACGTGTGCTCCGTTCGGCGGTGCGCGTTGCGCCGCAGGTGGACAGGCTTTGCAGACAGAACGTGCCCGGAATGAACTTTTGTCTTAAAACGATAACGGAACTGCCGTTGCTGCCGTCGCGGCTGTACAGGCAGGGATATTGAGGAGGGCAGTATGGGCGTTGACATTTATGGAAAACTCACCAACAACTCGGCGGCTGTATTCCCTGCGAAATGGTATCCGACGCGCGGCGACCGTGAAAAGTATGTGGACGTCAGGGTGGAGCTTGTCGGCACGATAGACCGCAGAACGGGTTATCCGATACAGAACCTGCGCGCCTCGACGAAAGGCACGGCGGTGCGGCTGGCGCAGTCCCTGCCCGTTGAGGAAAAGCAGGAGATGTCATTTCTCGGCTTCTGGTGGATTATTGACGAGGTGCGCTACGACCTCAGCGCAGTCAATCCGCAGGCGGCGGCGTTCGGCGACCCGATGAAGAACGCGGTGGTGGAAGTCACGCTCATAGGCAGCGGACGGAAAGCTGAATAGGAGCCGCTTATGCAAAAAGCGTAGACGGAGGGAATATGACGGCGTTAAACATCATCGGCGTGGTGATGCTCATAGGAGGCGTGCTGGGATACGGCGCGCTTTTTCTTTGGGTGCTCACAGAGGACAAACGCAAAGCGCGGAAGGAGGGAAAGCAATGGAACAATCGCAATTCATCGCGCTCACAATGAACGCCTTTCAGATATTCCGCTCCATAGTGCCGATAGACACGGGGAATATGCGATATAACGCCACACGGTATGTTCAGTATTCGGACGCGGTGGAAATCCGCGTGGACGCGAGCACCGCGCCCTATGCGGTGTACACAAACGCGCCGTGGATTTCTCCGCGGTGGCACGGAAAAAAGAACCCGAACGAAGGCTGGGTAGAGGGCGGAGTGGAACTCATCGCAATGTATCTGGCACAGTCCCTCGGCGGACGGGTGATAAAGGAGTGAAATATGATAAGCACGACACAGATAGCAAACGAAATCGAAAGCAGGCTTAACGAGATAGCGGCGGGTGCGAACCTGCCGTTTGTCTTTCGGATATACGCCAACATCGGGGAGTATAAGGCGGCAGAGGAAGACCCGATGAGAAAGAAATTGCCCACGCCTGTCGTGAACGGCGTACTCATTGCGTTTCCTGCGCAAATCGTCCCGTTGCAGGGGGTGAAGAGTTTCGCGATGCAACAACTGCTCACGATATACGCACCTGTAAAGCCGAACGCCGAAGTGAACAGCGTCGGCATAGAAGAGGTGATGAGCGTCGTGAACGCGTTCGTGGAGAGCGGCGCAGGCAAAGCGGGGGCGATGTCGGACGGCGAGAACAACTATGCGTACGTGCTTGCCCCTCAACTCCCGTCTGTGGGAAGTGAAGGGTGGGAACTCGGTATGCCCGCCATTCCCGTGAGTATTTCCCTTGCTTGGCAGTTCATCGAGGGCGGCATAATCTCCAACGAGATAGGCATTACGGTGAACGGACAGAGCCTCGTGCTTTTGGACGGCGGCGTGGTGCGCACGCGCGTAGTGGAAACGTACAGCCCCGTCGGCGGAGAGGGACTTGTGAGCGCTGTGGCGCAACAGGGCTTGACCTTGCGCATAACCACGCCGTATCTCAACGCCATCGGCTCGGTGGCGCTCTCGCTCGTGCAGGCGCTTTGGAGCGGGGCTTTGGCGCAGTCTTACACCGTCACGTACAACGACGGCACGGTAAGCAAGAGCGTGGAAATGGTGGCGACGGAAATCACGGAGAACTGGTCGTCGGGCACGGTCGTCAGCGTGACGGCAACATTTGTGCCGGCAGACACGAACGTCTATCCGACCACGACGGAGTAGGAGGGCGACTTATGGCAGAAAATAGGGTGACTTACGAAATCGTCATTCGTCAGGGCGGAAGCGGCGGCGGCAACGGAATGGCTCCCACGAGCGGCGGCGCGCAAGGTGCGAACACCGACGACAAAGGCGGACTGCAAGCGGCATACGAGAGTTACAATGCAATAAAAGGTTTCGCGCCCGTGGCGGCGGCGGTGGCTGTCGGCAAGCAGATTGCGACGTGGCAAGTGTCGGTCGCCAACAGGAACTCGGGCAACAGCCTTATGCAACGCAAGGTGGACGTGGGTATGCAACTCGCCACGCAAGTCCTGACCTCGGGCGGAATGGTGCTCGGCGGGCTCATCACGGGCAACCCGCTTTTGGTGTTTGGCGGCGTGACGAGCGCGATTATGACGGGCTTGAACTACTCCAAAGAACAGGAGCAAGTCAACTATGAAAGGCGTTGGGAAGATATGGCACTCGTCTACGCGAGAGAGCGGGCGGGCATTTCGTACAACAAGAGCCGCACGGCTTAATCTTTCTTGTGTTCCTCCAACTCGCGGACGCGCGCTTCAAGTTCGGCAATGCGCTCGGCTTTCGAGGGCTTGCGCTTGCGTTCGGACTTCGGCTCGGCGGGCGCACGGTAGGCAATCATTGCGATAGCGGCGCACAGAAAGCAAGCGTACATAATCGACATAATGTACACGCTTGCGCTCGCTGTGGAAAACACTACCACGACAAGGTAAATCGTGCCAAAAAAGATAACCGAAAATGGGAAAATAGCCCAAACGAAAAGGAACGGGCTTTTTTTTGAGACGAGAAACGCAACTATTTCCAACACCCACAAAACGATGAACATAAACAAAATTGCAAACGCATAACTCGCGCCAGCGTCTGAATGCTGAATGAAAAGCCGCGTCATAAGATACGGACTATACTCCAACGGATAGCGTTCGGGCGAAGATATGGGGATAAAGAACAGCGCAAAAGAAAGTACAAACAAAACGGCGCAAATAATGCGACTGTTGCTACGGAAGAACGAAATAAAACGAGCCATAAGCACCCTCCGAGGTGCTTTTATTATACCCCGAAAAAGGAGTGAGCGCAATAGATGTTTACTTATGCGGTTCAAATCAACGAGAAAAATCAAGGGTGGACGACGCTCGGCAACTGCGTGCGCCCGTTCACATACGGCACGACTTTGGACGACACCCTCGACAGCGGCAAAATCAATGTCAAATGTGCCACTTACGGCAAGGTGATTAAGCCGTTCACCCTGCTGTCGATAGCCATTTACGAGGACAATGTGTTGCAGGATACCGTGTATTGCCTCGTCGCAAACGCGGAACGGGAAATGGTGCGCCGCGACGGAACGCCGCTTTACAACCACAATATCGAGGTGGTGGAACTGTCGAAACTGCTCGAGCGCGATGTGTGCGACACAATGACCGTCACCAACTACTTGGGGCACGATTATATGCAGGGGGCGCAGACTGCGTTGCCAGTATGGGGCGGTCAGGCGGCAAACTTTTTTACCCCCGCGCAAACCTATACGACCCCTCAATTAAAGGGAACGACTTTTACCGTATATTCGCCGAGGGCAATGTTTAACGGCGGCTTGGACGGCGCCACAGTAAACCAAGTCGGAGTTGTGGTTACATCGCCGAGTGGAGCAAAACTTATAGATTACAGCCCTCAACGGGGCGATTGGGGCGATAACACACAGTATTCAATAACCCTCTCTGAAACGGGGTTTTATACCATATACTACACATTGAAAGCCGGCACTAGCGTGCTTGTGTACGACGGCGATGCAACATATACAATAGGCGTTGTAACAAATATTCCGCCTGCGACCGACTGGACAATCACGGAAGTCACTCAAAGGCTCTTGTCGGCGGGTGTTACGCGCCGTGTCAACGCGGCGGGGGCGGTGAGCGGCACAAGCACCGACGCGCAGAAGTATGTCTTTGACAGCGGACAGGCTACGCAGTTTGCCAACACGGTATCGCCCGAGTTTTTCTTCACGCGTGGTACTTTGTGGGAAGCGTTGGCGACCGTGGGCGGGTACATACACGGCATACCTCGGCTCGTGTACGACGACGGCGTGCTGACGGTCAAATTTGACTTGCTCGGCGGTGACGAACAGTACACGGGCAAACTTCCCGCGGCGGTGTACGACTACAAGCAAATCCTCGGCGACGAGTATTGCGGCGCGGTGGACAGCACGGTTGAAAACTTGCTGAACACGACCAACACCACGCAGGGCACCGTGGTCGAGCCGAGCGCGACGACATTCCGTGCGGTGAACGCTCCCGAGGGGTCGTTCCGCATTGCGCCCGATGCCGAACCCGTCATTCTCACCGACCAACCGATTTACAAGGTGACAAAACTCGAATTTTGGTATTCCGTCGGAAGCACGCAACGCGCTGTAGACCTCACGCCCTATGTTTTCGAGAATGCTGAGTATCAAACCTTGTCGTCTTTCGGCGGGGCATATCCGTATTCGAAGAGTTACGCCCTTGTCTACACGCAGGGGCAGAAGAATATCTCGGGGCTTGTGTTTACGGCGCAAACCTCGTCGCTTAACGAACTCAAGCAAAATTACACAATCGTCAATATCCTGCAGGCGGTCACGGGCGATACGACTTCGTTCAACACGAAGAACGGCTCGAACATTCCGAACTATCAATTCCGCGTGACTTATGTGCCCTATGTCACCACGCGCATAACGCAAAGGAAGCCTTTCCTCGACTATCCCGCGGACAACACGCTTTTGTACAATCAGGGCGGCAATTCGGTGGAAAACGAGTATTACGGAGAGAGATTGCGCGGCACGATTATGCGTATCGGCAATGTGTCGTGGGTGCGAACTTTCATCTTCGCGCACTATGCGGACATACCGAAGTGCGGGCAGAAGATAGGCAACTACTATGTGGCGCGCGTGGACTGCGAGTACGAGCGAATGTACATCAAGGCGACCGTCACGGCGGTGGAGAACTTCAACAAACTTGCGGAGTTCATCGGGATAAATTCCAATTATCGCTTGTATGATGTCTCCGAGAAGCAGTCTGTCGACCGATACATCAACTACAGCGAGTCGTGCGTGGTGAGTTTCAGTCACAGCGCGAACGCATACAACGGCGGCGGCACGATAAACAGAGCAGGAATTCTGGCGATGCGGTCTTTGTTCGGCGGCGTTCCGAACTCATACGACAAAATATCGGCAATGACAATGGTGTCGAACGGCGGGCGTGTTGTGGACAATCCCGCGGGAGTGCTTGACACGCAACTCGGGCTTGCGGCGGGCGCTTTCTCGTCGGGCAACTCGATTGTGATGTATGCTACGCTGTTGGATAACTATGGTGCGGGATATCAGTCCGTGCCCACGGACGGCACGGCTACGCGCGGGCAAAGGCTCTTGCCTTACGGCGACTCTTTCGGAAACATCTCGATTTCGGAACTCGCGTTCGGCACGGGGTTTTCTCCCGCTCCGTCAACGCCCACGCCCGACAGCGCGTTTGACTACCCGCAACTCGACAGCGGTACAACGCTCGCTTCGCCATATTACACGGGATATTTCGGCATAAGCAAAGACAGCCGAGAAAGGCTTGCGGGAATTGTCCTGCAACAGCACTTCCAGAGCGACGATTTTAGCGCGAGCGCCGTGGGCAACGGAAAGCGGACAGGGCAGTACAACATTATCATCGGGAGCGGATTATCGAAGTATAACCCGCTTGTTATCGGCACGGGAACGGCTGTATCGCTTTATTTCCTGCCGAAGATGTTGAGCCCGATTGAGAACATCATCTCCCTTTCGGGGGCGGTGCAGAACTCCACGGGCGTGACAACGCGGAGCACAGGCTCGCTTTTATGGAATCCCGATTCGTTTGAACTCGTATTCCCCGAGTATTCTCCGCAAGGGGGCGGCACTATGACGGCATACTCCGCCGCGATTGTTGTTCCCTCGTCGGACGGGCAGACGGGAGAACTTGTCCTCGGGGTGAATTTCCCCAATGGACTGGCGGTCGGCGCAACGCCGCAATCGTTGTATTTTAACTTCCTTTCCAACGCGCAACTCAAAACTTTGTACGAGCAGGCGTAACGCAAAGGCAAACGGCACTCTCCCTAAAGGGAGGGTGCTTTTCCATACGAAAAAACAGGAGGAACAAACTATGCTCTTTTTTATCACGGGCGAGGGTACTATGGTACGCGCCGACAGCACGCGCATATTTCAAGGCTCAAATAACGTCACGCAGATACAAGTCGTGTCGCCGTATTCGGGCACGGGAATGGCGGTTGCGTTTACGCTCCCGAACGGTATTCAAACCAACTACTTTCCTATGCAAAACAACGGCGTTTACACGGCACAGAACCTCGCGGGCTCGACCGCCGCACCGACCACGCTTTACTACTACACGCTCCCGCTTGCCGAAGCAATCACGCAGTATGTGGGCACCGTCGGCGTGTCCGTCAATGTGACTTCGTTCTACTCGACTGGCGAAACCACGACGGCGACCAACAACCTCACCTCGTACACGGCGCAATTTACCGTCGAATACTCGGGGCTCCCGAATGTCGCAAGCGAGCCGACCGCGAGCGAATGGCAACAGATTATCGACTTGCTCAACACCTATTACGGCAACCTCACGGGTCAGGTCAAACAGGCGCAGTCGGACATCACCACATTGCAAGGGCAGATGAGCGCGGCGCAGGGCAATATCTCCGCTTTGCAATCGGGGCTTGCCACGGCAAACGGCAACATCGCCGCGAACACCGCCGCAATCAAGGGCAACTCCGCCGACATCGCCACTTTGCAGGAAGGTATGAGCGCGGCGCAGTCGGACATATCCGACTTGCAGGGCAAGACCGCAATCCCGCTTATGACGGACTGGACGGTGAACGCCGAAAACAATATGGCGGTGAACTCCTATAATAACGGCACCACGCGCTATGTGTCTTTCCCCACACCCACGCCGAGCGGGGCACAGCGTATAACCTTTGCCACGGCGGTATCGTTTACGGCGGACGACTTTGTTCAGCAGGAGGACGGCACCTACACGCTCACGCTCACGGCTACGCAGACGGCGAGGACGAATAACCTTTTCACCGCCAACCTCGAGGTGACCGACGGCACAGGCTATGCGGTGTCCGCAGACTGTTTCGTCAAGAACGCCGACGGCTCCGTCACGATTTCGGGCATAGACACGCCTTTTGCGGGGCGGCTTATCACGATAACGGCAGGGCAGAATGGCACCGTGTGGCACTACGGCACGGCGATTGTCGGCACGGGTACGCAGACTTCGACCGACCTTACCTTACGCGCAAGCGTGCTTGTGGGCGACTTCTACCTCAACACCGAAACCTCGCAATGCTATGTGTGTACGTCTCTCCCCGAAAACGCCTCGACGTGGTTGTACCTCGCCAACTTGCAGGGCGCACAAGGTGAAAAGGGCGATGCGGGCGCGCCTTTCGCAATCTACAAGACCTATGGGTCCATTGCGGCAATGAACGCGGACGCGGCAAATGTTCCCGACGGGCGGTTTGTGCTCATCGAGACGGGCAATGTGGACGACCCGACCAACTCGCAGTTGTTCGTCCGCACGACCGAAGGCACGAGTGCGTTTGAATTTGTCACCGACCTTTCGGGCGCGCAGGGTATCAAGGGCGACAACGGAACCACCTTTACACCCTCGGTGGACACTAACGGCAATCTCTCGTGGTCGAATGACGGTGGCTTGCCCAACCCGACCACGGTGAATATCAAAGGGCAAAAAGGCGACACGGGTCTGGCGGCTACTATTCAAATCGGCACTGTGACTACGCTTCCCGCAGGCGGTCAAGCGACTGTCGAAAATGTCGGCGATGAAAACAATGCGGTGTTCAACTTTGCGTTGCCTCAAGGCGCCCAGGGTGAAACAGGAGAAGCAAATGTTGTTGCCAACCCGAGCAGCGACACGAACATAAAACTTGCAACAATAGACATAAACGGAACGACTTATAACATTACGCAAATAATAAGCGCCGTTGAAACTGTTTCTCAAATTTATGAAACAAATCTTGTTGTTGGTGGTCGTGTGATTTTGCCTAACAACATTGATACAAAAACTGGGGATTTAGCGATTGTAAAATTTGAAAACACAGCCCCGTCTGGTGAAAGTGGAGTGTTGTTTGCATTAGACGAAGGTGTTGGAGCAGGTGTTTGTACACTGTTGGCAGTAATTAGTGATTCTGCCAGCGGCGGTGAAGGCGGAAGCGGCGGCGGGTTGACAAAAACCGAAATACCGATTACTGAAAACACGGATTTTGTTTCTATTTACGCAACAATAAAAACGCTTTCAGAGACAAACGATATCGTTTCGATTGAATACGCGAGAGGTGCAGAGGGTGGTGTAGAAGTTAGTGCTGTTAAGGACGGCATTACGACAAAATATGGAGGATTTGTCCCGCAACTTGTATGGACAAACAAGGGCGAACTTCAAATCTGTGTGTTGATTATTCAACTTGATGATGAAGGCACGCCCACGGGAGAAATGCAACAGGCGACTATATTGTTTTATGAGCCTACAAACCCGATACTTTATCGGTCTGGCAACACATTTGAACAAATACAAGCCGATTTGCTGTCCACAATATCCGTTATAGCACTAAGCTCTCAAACCCCGATAGCGGTTTACTCGCAACCCAAAAGCGCATAAGGAGACATTATGAAAATCATTGCAATCACAAAATACTTTTGGCACCCCACTACTCCCGGCAGCGAACGCGGTATCGAAATTACCGACGAACAATTCGCAGGGCTTCGTGCGGGTACTCACAAAATTGGAGATGACCTAAAAAGCGTTGTGGAGAAATCGGCGGCAGAAATCGCCGTTGAAAGCAACAAAAAGCGCATTGCCGAACTGAAAGCAAAGTTGACCGCGACGGACTATCAGTCGCACAAGCACGCGGACGGGGCTATGAGCGCCGCGGAATACGCTCCCATTGCGGCACAGAGGCAGGAGTGGCGCGACGAAATCAATCTGCTCGAAGCGGAAAACATCAGTTTGAGGTGACCTATGAACGGCGAAAACAATCTCTTGAAAATTGCGGCAATCTTGCAAAGCGGCATACGCGACGAAGCGGACGCGAGCGAGAAGTATTTCAACGACGTTGCGGCGATAAAGGAACTCGCAAGCGTGTTTGTGGTGGACGAGGAAACGGGGGTTGAACAGCCCCTTTTCTCGCCCAAAGCAATCGAGGAAATCGAAAGCACCTATAAAGAAATCATACGCGAGGAAATGTATCATCAAAACCAATTCCGCGCGCTGTTCGACAAATTCATCGGCATAACGCCTATGGACGAGCATTAAGGAGGGCACTATGGCAAATCAAGTCTTTCACGGTGGCATAAACGCCCCGTCGGTAAACGGTATCACTCCCGCACAGAACGACCGCCCATTTACCGAGGTTGTCTGCTCGGACGGCACGGTGTCGGTTTAACGGAGGTGTACTATGACTATCGAAATCGCACTCAAAAATTCATACGGGCGGCTCTCGGTAAGGGAGCCGTTTTTAATAGCCACGGACACGCCCGTCGTGCTGGCGTTTCATTCGGACTATGCGCTCAAAGACACAATGGTCAAGTTCATATCCGACACGGGGAAGTCATGCTCGTTCCGTTTGGCAAATCTGTCCGAAATCGAAATTCCGCAGGCGTTCGTGCACGCGGGGACGGTCACCGTCGAGGTGGCACTCATCGTCAAAGAACAGGTGGTCAAACGGTGGAGCGTCGAGCCCATTGTGCTCGCAGAGGACAGCACGGGCTTTTCTCTGCACCCGGAGTTCGAGGACATCCGCGCAAGGCTGACCGCTCTCGAAACCGTTGCAAACAATCACACCCTCGCACTTTCCGAATTGCAGGAAGAGTTCGGAGAAATGAACGAAACCGTGACGGGGATAGACTCCATTGTCAATGACCCGCTCGAATAAAACAAGGAGAACACCACTATGACTTTTGAAGAAATCAAGGAAATCATCCTCGCAGTACTTGCGCCCGTCGGGGGCGTGGCAGGGCTTGTCGCCATCATCACTTCCATTGCGAAAATCGTATCAGCGGCGAAAAGCGGAAAGACCGTGGCGAAATATACGTCAGCGGTCAACGATATGAAAACGCAGCTTTTGTCGGAGTTGCAAAACTCGCTCAACTGTTCCCTCGACGTCGACATCTCCGCAAAACTTAACGATGTGCTGGAGAAACTCGAAGCGCAATATGTGCAGAAGGCGCAGGCAATCGACGAGAAACTCGAGGTTATGCGCGAACTGTCCGTCGAGATGACGAAGCTGATGAGCACGTCCCGTAAAATCACGGAAGACAAGCGCGCCGAGCTCAATTCGCTCATCGAGAAGGCGAGCGGTATCGTGACGGCGGCGGAAGTCGAGGTCAAACCCAAAGTTCAGATATCCCTCGGCAGTTCTGCGGCAAGCGCCGGCACGTCATCGGCGGCGGTGCAGACGACCAAACATAAAATCACGGTATAGGGGGTGAGCCCTTATGAAGAAACTTGGAAAGGCATCGTTCTGGGTGGGGCTGATTGAACAGCTCGTCTACATCGTCCCCACTCTGGCAACGGTGCTTTATTACTATTTCGACGAAATTCGGTACACCGTGAGCAAAAGTTCGCAGTACAGCTTCGCGCTGGCAATCGCGCTGTTCGTCATGTTCATCGTGTACAGGCACTTTGCGAAGACCAAGCTCGAGGAACTGCGGCAGAGCGTCGTGCAGACGGAAACCGACCTCAAAAACGAACCGGAAGGGAACACCGAAAAACGCGCCCTGCTCGCAGCGAACGCCCGGAAGGACAGACAGAAACTCGACACGCTCGACCGCGCCCAGGTGCTTATTGCTCTCGTCATATTCGCGTTGGCGGTGTATATCCTCGAACGGGCGGCGATAGGTCTTACCTCGCTGGCGTTCATTGCATGCGTGTCTATCGCGGCAGGCGCCGGCATACATATCGGCGTTCTGAAACTTAAAGAAAGGGAGGCGACTCACAATGCTGAAAAAGAATGAGAACTTTTTGAGCGTAATCGTCAAGGCGGGGATGCCCGTCGTGGCAATCGCGGGACTCGTGCTTTCGCAATTCGTGACGTTTGGCGCGGAGTTCAGCTTCGGCGTGACCAACACCACCAAAATGGTAGTCTGCGCCGTCGCACTATTTTTCTTCTACGTTCCCATCCGCGACATCTTCCTGCAATATTTCAACGGGGGAGAGCGCACTCGGAAAAAGGTGGAAGCCTACGAGGACAGCGCAAACTACGCCTGTGACAGCCGCACGAAAGAGTTCAAGGCGTTTTGCATCGTGGAATACGAAGAACGCAAGAAGAAAGCCCTCGACGGCATTCTACGGAACACGGACTTCACCTTCGAGACCTTCCGCGAGCGTTACAAATTCGACGCGGACGCGGTCAAGGCGGACGCCGCGTTGTCAAAGCGAGACCGGAGGGCATGCCTCTACGCAATTCGCGAAGAGCAGCGCATAAAGCCCGAAACGGCGGACACCATTCTCCCCAGCGGAAAGAAGCGTCCGAGCCAGCACAGGCGTGTGACCTCGAACCCGGATGCGCTTTCGCGGCGCACGCTCGCGTTCAAGAGCGTCACCAGCGTCATTTCCTGTGTGGCTTTCGTGTCAATCGGTCTTTCCCTCGTGGACGGCACCAACGCGGTAGAGGTGGCGACCACGGTCGTTATGCTCATCGGCTTATGCCTGTGGCAAGCCTTCTCGGCATTCTCCGCCGCGCGCCAGATAAACAATGCGCTCTGCAACCAGCTCGCCGAAAAGACGATGTTCCTGCTCGAATTCCGCGAATACACCGAACGTCATCCCGTTCAGGCTGCCGCAATGCCAGACGCGGTCAACGTACCGTATGTGAGACGCGACAGCGATTTCCCGGAAGACAACCCGAATTACACCCTGACCTTGACTAAAAAATAGTCCCTCGCTCCACCCCCTCCCGAAGGTGTTTCACTCACCCGACGGAGGGGGCTTTTCTTATGTCCTGATTTATGGCACAAAATGTGGCACAAAATTCTGCAGAACGGCGCAAATTGGCACAAATTGGCGCAATTATTTTGCACGGAAAAGCCGCAAAAGCCCTGTAAATAGTGGACTTTTGAAAATTGGCAATCGAGTCTTGTTGTCTCCACCAC